TTTTTCACTTAATATATTATCATCTTTAAACTTATCATCTTCAAATAATAATTTCAAAAGTTTTAATTTATGTTTTCCTAATTCTGTTAAAGAGTATGTTATTTCATTTCTTAAAAAATCTTTTTTAACTATATTTTTTATTGCATATTCATTTTCACATAATCTACATAAAATTAATGATAGAGAATAAGGATTATAACACGTTTTGTATTTTATTTCATTAAATCTTACAGGATATTCTATAGCTTCCATTATTTTAAGTACTTTTATCGTATATTTCACTTTGTAAGACTTTATAATTTTTTATAAAGATAAATAAAGAATAGTAAGCATACTAAAGTTATTGTGAATGTTGAAAATATAGCTAAGGCTCCTAATGATAAAATAAGAGCTATTGATAATGTAAGTGATGATATAATTAATATGCTTGTAATAAAAATACTCAATATAAAATTAAGTCCCCATATAATAATATCAAATGTTAATAAAAATAAACACAGTCTAATACTTTTTATTCTGTCCTCTCTTGTTATTTCTTTTTTCATTTTATAATAAAAATTCCTCTACTTTTATAAAAGAGTAGAGGCTGGCTAAAAGGTTTTTGACACTATACTATTTCTTTTTCTCCTTTATAAATGAGTTAGTAATGTCTTTTGTCGGAATAAACACTTCTTTTGCTGGATAGCCTTTAAAAGCTTTTCCGATTCGCTTTTTTGTAAAGACATAAACCCTTTTAATCAGGCCATTCATAAATTCTCCATGAGTATTGTATTTGTCCAGTTCTGGAATTTGAAATACGGCTTCTGTTATATAATTGTCTAGTAGAGAGCCTTCTGCTATTTCAGTTTCAGTAGTACTCTTGCTAATACCTATCCATTCATGTAAACAACCAGTGGTAGAATCTTTTACCAAGTCTATTAGCTCTTTAGGTTCTATAGGGCGCATCTTAATATGGTACTGGTCGTTTCCTTCGGGCAGTTGCGATGCTTCACGGTCTATACTCTCTACTATTCCGCTAAATGTTCGGATTTTTTCTATGGCTGCTATTTTCTCTTTTACTTCATCAGACACTTCTGGTACTTTTCTTTTTATTGGCATTGTTGTATTTCCTCCAAATTTTATATTAAACTTATTTGATTGTTTGATTCTGATTTTATAATTTGGGCAATAGTTCATTAATAAATTCGGTAAGTTTAATTTGCATAGTAGAGCTATATTTTGTCTTTTATTCCTGCTTTTGTGTTCCTTCTTTATCAAATATTCGCAATTTTGACATTTATCAGTTGATAATCTTACTTTGTCCATGATTATCATAGCCCATATCGCGTACGCGATATGGTTCGTGCCTTTTACCTATTTCTCTTCACTTTTATTTTCAATCATTAATTCTCCTAAAAGCGTAGCTACTCTTAGTAATGAAGTTTTTTGTTCTTCAAGATTTATATTAGCTTTCATTAAAGAATATATTATTTCGATATCATTTTTTAAAGGGTCATTTATAGCAGAATCAAAAATATTTATAATCCTATCTATCTTATTTAATCTTTCATGGATAAGTGTTATTGCCATTACACAATCATTTCTTTTAAGTTTCATTCTTACTAAGGTTCACTTTATATACAGGTAATTTTGCCATTTTCTTCTCTTAATTTCCTTCTTATATTAAATATATATCATTATGAACTTATAAGCGTTTAAACGAAAGAAAATATTTCGCCTTATAAGTCTACATGTAATTTTCGGTTATATTCTTCCATTGTAAATGGTATTAGGCCTTGTCTGAATGATTCCTTAATTTTGTTCATATGTTTTATTGTATATCTAGTATCTTTTGTTTTCCATATTCGCTCTAAATCCTCTAATTTTCCATGAAAGCCGTGTAGAGCATATCTTGTCTTATCTTTTCCATAATGTATATAAAGCTTGTTACGAAAGAATATGCAGTCTCCATAAGTTTTAATTGAAAGACCACCCATTTCACTGTTTATTACTGTTTCAGGATTCATTATTGTTTTTATCGAATCTGTAGAAGAATCTAAGGCATTAAATTGATGTTCAAGTTTATGAAGGTATGCCCGTGCATATCCAGTAATTAACGTAGCTATAAAAGGGTTATATAATCCACCAGCCCGAAAAGTTTTTATAACAGGTTCAATATCATTTTTATAATCATTATATTTATAATCCGTTGTCTCCTCTTCTGTATTCTGAATAAATTTTCCGTAAAGACTATTTAATAAAAGTTTTATAATTAGATATTTACTATTATTAGGAGAGGTATTACATTTTAGCTTATAGAAATATGTTACATATTCTTTTATTGGATTATATTTTATTCTTTTATTTTCTATATAAATATATCCTTCTATATCCCTAATATCTATTTCTTTCAATCTTAAGGCTTCTTTTAATTCGTAAGAAGTAACCCAAATATTTTTTATGAAACCAAAATCATAGGAAAAATCATGTTTAGGTATTATCGGATATTTACATTTATGTAAAAATCCTGATACTTTATAAATACCCTCATAGTTCTGTTCTAAATCATATACTTTTCTATATTTTCCACCAACAAAATTAGGTAATTCAGACATTGCATATGGATACATGGAATTAACGTCTATCTCATAGACATCTTTTATCATACATGGTTTATCAAGATAAAATCCATTTTTTCCGCCATGAAAACTTAACTCAGAAGCTTCTCTTATTTCAGCATAAGGGCATTTAATTTTATAATCTCGCATAAATTTTCTTCTGAATATATATTGTGCTAGTTGCGCTATTGAAACTGTTAATGGAATATCATATTCTCTATGTATTTCTGTAAGATATTTTCCGAGTTCATTTTCTACTACAGCGTCATTTATTGCATATTCCTTAAAGTAATCATCAGTTAATTTTATTTCTCCTAATCTATTTGGAGAGTTCATTTTTTTATTATCAAAATTCAGTTCTTCTGCAATACTTCCTAAACTTTTTCTAATAAATGAAGCTGAATCCAATATTTTTATTAATTTACTTTTTTTCTTTTCTTTCAGTAAAAATAAATTTGCATAATAAACTTTTCCACAAAATACTTTTATATAATACTTATCATATAAACTAATATAATCAAATTCATTCTTTAAGAATCTATCCATTATTCCATAAAATATTATTGGTAAATCAAAGCTAAGATTATGAAAAAAATAAACATTAAAAGCTCGATTATCATAATTTTCTTTTACATAATTTATAAACGTCTCTGTTATATTATTTTCGTTTACAAAAAATAGTTCAGATTTTTTATCATTCATTAATTGTAATGTATAAGGTTTTCCTTTTATAGTCTCGGTATCTCCGCCTATAAGATTTATTCTTTTAGGAAATTTTTTATTAAATCGGACTATTTCTTTAAGGTAATTATTAAATTCTATTCTTTTAAGCATTTTAATTTAGATTAGATTTAATAGGCTCTAGTACGTTTTACAGGTTTATTATCTAATCTTTTTTTATGACATTCAGAACATATGAAGTCATAATCTAAACCTGTTATATAATATATTGGTTGAATCCTAATATCAACTTCAAGACCACAATTAGTGCATATTCTAGTATATCGATTATTCACTTTGTTATATGCTCGTGCTTTATTGCAACTACTTTATAAAATTTAAGTTTAGAAGGTATTTTTTTTCCTAAGGAATCTCTTAAATATTCTTTATTTTTTCTTTTATATTCGACTTTACTTCTTAAACTATTAACTATTCCATTAATCCTATTATTGATAAATGATTGACTGTGTTTATATTTAAATGATATAGTATAAAATTTATCTTCAATTTCTGGCTTATCACCTTTAGACTGAACATTATAATAATTCAACCATTTAAAATGAATTAATACAATACTATGATATTTATTTCCTTTATAATATATTTTTCTTTGATAATGTTTTATTTTTGGTATTCGTGTTTTATAATATTCTCTTTCATTTAAATATTTGGTTTCTTTATCAGGTAATTTATATTCTTTAGGTAAAGGTCTTTTAGCGTATCCTAAACGCTTGCGTTGCTTATCAGACATATGTTGATATTCATATTTAAAAAGTAAACTAGGATTAGCTCTTAATTCTGCCTTAGTTATTCTTCTTATTGGCATTGTCAAAAACCTTTAATAGAATATTATAAAAATTATGAAGCAATAAAAGATGTTTGTCTTAATCTTCTTCTAGGTTTAGTTCTTTTAGAATCTTTATATTTGTCATATATACTTTCTGTTTGTTCAAAGTCTTTTTTTGCTCGTTCAAATATTCCCTTCCTAGATAAAAACTTTAATTTCTTATATATAGGTTTCGTATGTTTTGCATGTTTATGTTTGTGTTTGTGTTTCATTTTAACCTTCATTAGCTATTTTATAAAGTAAATATGAAGCTTGTCTATCAGCGTCTTTCGGAGATAGTCCATCGTCTATTTCTAAGACACTTTTTAATTCTGATTTACTTCCTTCAAAATTTCTGTATTTTTTAAGTAAATCAGTAATATTCTCTTTTTTAGTTTCATTAATTATTTCTTCCGTATTATACAAAAGGTGCGTATTAAAAATATCATAAAGTTTTTCTCCCATCTCCTCAAATTCATATAATCCAGACATCTTAAAGAATGTTACTTTTACTATTGCTGGAATATTAGCTTCAAAATGTACAATTTCGGGTACAATATAAACATGTGTTATTTGTCTTATTCTTATATCCACTTGATTAGCATATTGCGTAGTATAAAGCAATTCAGCACTTTTTTTTCTACTTTGTAATACTATTTTAGATAGGGCTAAATTTAGATAAGACCCGGATTTTCTCGAATCAGCAGTAATCCAAGCCTCATCTAATAATATCATATTGTTTTTTCCTTCTAAATTATCAAGTGTCTTAAGACTTATTATTGATGTATAAGGAAAATTAAGTTTATAATTAGCATAAACTCTCCATCCTTTATTATAAAGGATATAAGCTATATATGTCATAAAAAGTGTTTTTCCACTTCCTATATCACCAATAATACCTATTACTGACATTTGATAGGATAATTTAAGTTAATCCTTTTCTTTCAGCTTCCTTATATTCTTCATATTTTCCGAGAGCTTTAGCTTCTTCCTCATTACTATATTTTAAAGGATTTTTTCGTTTATATTCAGCTCTTCTTTGTTGTTCTTCAAGCACTAAATACTTTTCCTTATCGCTAAGGTCTTTCGGATTCTTTTTTCCCAATTCTATAGCGTCCAATGTTTCTCCAGCATTAAATCTTCCTATTTTAGGAAGAAATTTTCTCAAATTCATTTTCGTTTACCTCTTTCATTTTTATTTTTTTGATTTTGCAAGGTGGTTTATTCCAATTCATTTTCGTTTACCTCTTTTATTTTTATTTTTTTTGGTTTTCCAAAGCGGTTTAGTCCATCCTTTACTTGCATAATATGCTTTACGTTGTTTTCCAATATATTTACATGGCATTTTAATAAATCCTCCTTTTTATGTTTTAAATTTTATAAATCCTCCTTTTTTACGTTGTAAAATAACCGAATCTATTTCTTTTATTTCAGAAAATCTTACTCCATTTTCACCTAAAAATTTTCGTAGTTTTTTTCCAGATACTTTCATTTTAATACTTTTAGGCATTATTAAGTCCCTCCAAATACTAAAGCACTTCCTGGTATTTTCCCGATAAGCCAATTAATAGTTTTTAATATAAGTTCATATATTCTCAAAAACATATTTATTGAAATAATGCTTATATTCCATATTAATATGATAGGGATTATCTGATAATAGGCCAAACTTTTTATAGATTCCAGTCCTTTTCTATTTTGAAAAGAATCTAGTATAGCCCATAATTCATATATACAAAATAAAGCTGAACCTGATATTGCTACTATTTCTATAATAGTTATTATTATCTCAATAAATTTTATTATCCATGTTACTGGTAATACAAAACTTAAAAATAATAGATTATCTCCTTTATTGAGTTCTTGAGAATAAGTTAAAGCTGAGCCTGATATTATTTTATAGAATAAATCACCAAAAATAAAAGAAAATCCTATTAAAAAATTTAATGTTGTTCTTATACTTTCAGGTAGTATATTTCCTAATCCTCCTAAATAATTTGAATTACCCGAATCATCCTTAATTTTTTCTTCTTTTATTATATTAATAGTTTCTTTAGTTGTTTCGTTATATATGTCTGAATAACAATTTATTTGTCCTGTATAAGTACCTATAGGATATTTATCATAAACTAATGCAAAAGAATATAAGCCATTACCTAAATATTTAAGTTCTTTATTGTACTCTATTATCATGTCATTAGAATTATCGTATGTACTTATATAACAATTTCCGATTGCTGGATTACCATTATAAGTAAAGGATATTTTTAAACTCTCTATGCTTAATTTATCATCGCTTCTTATTAAATCTAGTGAAAAAACCAAAGGTAATAATATAATTAATAATAAGATACTTTTAATTTTTATTATCATATTGCCATCTCGTTTATATTATTTATTTTTTTAGCTACAAGATACATTAAAATACATATTCCTATAGCCAATAAAAAAATTATAATAAAACTTATGATATACGCACTTAAACTAGGTATATTATCTATTATTTCACTCTCAAAACTTCCTTTGCCTAATGTTATCATTTTAAATTTTTAAATTTATTCCATTAAAGTTTCTATAACTTTTAAAACCAATAAAAGAATTATAAAAGCTATAAGACCTCCGAGACTTAATACCGTAGCACTTATTCCACTCCAAAAATATATCCATCCTTCTTCTTGAGAGGTAAATTTAAAAATTATATTATTAAAATCCATATCATCTTTTAAATATATATTTTGAGTTAATGTATTTCCTTTATAAGTAGCTCGCAATGTATAAGCTCCCATGTATGTCTTAGTTGAAAAATAACCTATCTCTGTTCGACTGCTTTGTATCGTATTTACCACATTATTATCTTTAATAAGCATTATAGAACAATTAACAGGAATTTGATTATAATTATTATCTTCTAAAACGCATTTTCCTCTAAGCCATTTAAGATTCTGACTTGAAATCATTAAAAAATCATGTTTTAATTCCCCATTTATTTCGACTATATATCTATTTGCTATATAATCTAATGCTATACATTCTAAAGTATTATTTCCAACTACAGCTTTAACATCATAAAATCCTTTAGAATCTGAAATAGTCTTATATTCAGATATAAGATTATTCCAATTAGTAACAGTTATTGTAGCTCCTGAAATATAATTACCAGTCATCTCATCTTTTACATATCCATATACTCTAATTTCTGGAGCTTTTTTATTTAAAGTAAAGTTATGTTCGCTATTATTTATTACTACATAAGAGAAATAATCACTATAATAATTCAAGCAATCCGAGGTTATTATACAAGTTGAAAGATAAGGTTGTGTAGATATTAATTTATATAATCCGTTAGAATCTGTTAAAACAGTTGCTGTAGCAGTATATTCATACGAATCCGATACTCCCATTTTATATTTACAATCACTTTTAATATTACAATTTGCTATTCCTATATTATTTGAATCTAAGACATATCCAGTAAGATTATACAAACTTCCATTTAAAGAGGCTAAATATATTGTTTGACTATAATCCTTAAATTCTGTTATTGAAAGTTTTATTTCATGCGGTAAATAACCATCTTTTTCACCTAATATA